ACGGAAATGGTGTAGTTCAAGCAGGTGGTTCAGCGGTTAAAGTCGCTGGTAAAGAAACTATCTGGGTTCCAGCAACTGCTATGTATCCAAACACTACAAGTGGTTGTGCAGATATATCACAAACAGAATTATCAAATGGTCCTGAACTTAAAACTTTAGATTTTGATAAATCTTCAGATGAATTTGCTCAATTTGCTGTTGCTTTTCCAAAATCATGGAACGAAGGCACGGTAACTTTTCAAGCATTTTTTACAGCAAACTCAACAGATACTGGAACTACATCATGGGCTTTACAAGGAGTAGCGTTAGCAGACAACGGAGATTTAAATACTGCGTTCGGTACTGCGGTTGCACCTACAGCAAAAGCAATGAGTGGAACAGCAAACGATTTAGCGGTGACAGCAGAAAGTGGAGCAGTTACAATAGCTGGTTCACCTAGTACAGATGAATACGTTTTTTTTCAAATATCAAGAGACGTTTCAGCGGATGATTTAGATGCTGATGCAAAACTATTAGGTATCAAATTATTCTTTACTACTGACGCTGCTAACGACGCATAAGGAAACAGAATATGAGAGACGTTAAAAATAAACTTACAACAGGTAAGAGCACTAAAAATACTCAAAGAAGAAAAAGTAAATCTTTTGGATACCAAATATTAGGATTTGGTGGTGGATCAGTCCCTCCAATATTTACTAGTGCAACAGGTGGTTCTATCACTACTTGTGGAGATTATAAGATTCACACATTTACAGGTGGAGGTTGTTTTGTAGTAACAGTAGGAAACGGTCCTACTGTAGCAGGTGGTGGACCTAACAAAGTAGATTATTTGGTAGTCGCTGGAGGCGGATCGGGTGGTGGTGACCGTGGTGGCGGAGGCGGAGGCGGAGGACGAAGGTCTTCTTTTCCAAATGCTTGTGGACATTTAGTGTTAACAAGTGGGACTTTTCCTATCACAGTTGGCTCTGGTGGATCTGGTGCTAGTGATAACCAAACAGGAAACAAAGGTGCTAACTCAGTATTTTCAAATATAACAGCTACAGGTGGCGGTGGAGCAGGATCATCTCCATCTGGTAATAGTTCAGGACAAGCAGGTGGATCAGGTGGTGGTGGATCAGGACCTGGCGGTGGTCCAGGACCAGGAAACAATCCTCCTACTTCAGACCCTGCAACACCCTCTCAAGGTAATAATGGTGGATCTAACCCAGCTCCTTTACCAGGCTTACAACAAGGTGGTGGAGGTGGTGGCGGCGGAGGAAGCTCTGGCGGAAACGGTGGACCAGGAAATGGTGGTAACGGTGGTAACGGAACTCAATTTCCAACTGGTATAGCTGTTCCAAGTTTAGGATCTTCAAGAACTTTTTCTGGTGGTGGCGGAGGTGGTAGAGATGGTAGAACAGGTGGAAGCGGTGGATCAGGTGGAAACGGTGGCGCTAGTGGTGGACAGTCTGGTAACCAACCAGGTTCTGGCACAGGAAACGCACCTGCAAATAGTGGAAGCGGAACTGGAGGAAGAGGAGTTGACCCTAATGGAGGAACTTCTGGTAATGGAGGATCTGGAGCAGTTGTAATAAGATACAAATTCCAGTAATATAAATTATGGCACATTTTGCAAAAATAGATCCAGATACAAATTTAGTTTTAACAGTTGTAGTTATTAATAATTCTGATTGTGTAGACTCTGATGGTGTTGAACAAGAATCTATTGGTCAAGCTTTTTTAGAAAAATCTGGTAATTGGCCAGCTGCTAATTGGATTAAAACATCTTACAACACTAAATTAAATCAATATTGGGAACCTAATGGTATTGATTTAGCAGCAGATCAATCTAAAGCATTTAGAGGAAATTTTGCAACAGTAGGTGGTGAATGGGATTCTACAAATCAAATTTTTTGGAATATAAAACCTTTTCCTTCTTGGGTTAAAAATGTTTCTACTGCTCAATGGGAATCCCCTGTTGGACCAAAACCTAGTTTAACTCCTGAACAAATAAATAGCACTACCCATAATTATAAACGTGAATGGGATGAAGAAAACACAACTTGGAATATAATAGAAACTCCAAAACAACCAACCCTTACATCAGAACAAGAAGCGGCTGGACAGTATTATACCTATAACCCTGATAATAATAGTTGGGAGTTGCAAACCCCATAAAATCATATATAGTGGTAAGTGGTATGCACAAGAAAGTATTAAACGAATTAGATTTTTACTATGGCGATGTTAAAATGCCTAAAGGTTTTGAGATAGATAGAATTTCTTTAGCTATTGATATTTTTAAATCTGAAATTTGTGGAATGGATTTAAATTTTTCTAGACCTTTTGATATGCTAAATAAATATATCATAGAGTATTTTAATTTAAATTTTAAAAAATCAATTTTTAATTCATCTTATTTTGGTGATATTTATTATCCGAATGAATCTTCTTTTCCCATATCTAAATCTAATGATTGTGATTATGTAATGGTATACTGCATTAAAATAGAACCAGATTCTTCTTCGTTAAGAATTTTTTATGAAGATAAAAATAATTATTACGATGAGTCTCTTGAAGATAACAAATTTATTATGATTCCAAGTTCTCAAGACTATTTTATTTCACACAATAGAAGTAGTGACATGAATATTATTTTAACAATAAAATATAAAACTAAAATATGAATTTAACTAATTATTATTGGTGTTTTAAATCTGTCTTAACGCCTCGTTTTTGTGATGAAGTAATTCAATACGCTAATTCACAGAAAGAAGTAATGGCTAGAACTGGTGATTTTACAAATGAAAAATTAAATAAAGAAGAAGTTAAAAATTTACAACTTAAAAGAAAATCAGATTTAGTATGGTTAAACGATGCTTGGATATATAAAGAAGTAATACCCTATGTTAAAAAAGCTAATATAAATGCAGGTTGGAATTTTGAATGGGATGAGTCAGAACACTTTCAATTTACAAAATATAAATTAAATCAATTCTATGATTGGCATTGTGATAGTTTTCATAAAATAAATGAAAAGGGTAAAATTAGAAAATTGTCTGTAACCTGTCAATTATCAGATCAAACAGAATATAAAGGTGGAGAACTAGAATTTGATTTTAGAAATTACGATCCTCATATGAGAGATGAATTACATCATGTGCAACAAGCAAAAAATGTTTTAACAAAAGGATCTATTATTATTTTTCCATCTTTTGTTTGGCACAGAGTTAAACCTGTAACAGAAGGAACTAGATATTCTTTAGTGTTATGGAATTTAGGAAAACCTTATAAATAAAATGAATAAAGAAGAACATTTTAAAACACCCATTTGGTGGGAAGAAAAACCAGACTTTGTTGGATCTCTTAATAAAGTATCTAATAAATATATTAAAGAAGCTAAAAAAAGAAATAAAAAATTTATAAAAGAAAACGGAGATTTTGGAGTATCACATCATTCAACACAACTACTCGCTGATAATTCTTTTTTAGATTTTAGAAAATATATAGGTACAAAGTCTTTTGATTTTTTAGATGACCATGGTTATGACATGAATCAATATGATTTAATATTTTCTGAAATGTGGGTTCAAGAATTTTCTAAAAAAGGTGGGGGACATCACAGTGCACATATACATTGGAATCAACATGTTTCAGGTTTTTATTTTTTAAAAGCTAGTGATAAAACATCTTGGCCAGTATTTCATGAGCCTAGAACAGGTGCACGTTGTACAAAATTAAAAATGAAACCTGACTTAGTTAGCAGTTTAAAAAATGGCATAGAGCTAGTAAACTTTGTTGCAAAGCCTGGAGTCTTAATGATATTTCCTGGTTATTTAGAACATGAGTTTGTAGTTGATCATGGTAGAGAACCTTTTAGATTTATTCATTGGAATATGACAGCTCTTCCAAAAGGAATTTTAAAAAATGATTAAAGTAGTAGACGATTTTTTAGACAAAGAATATTTTAAAGAAATACAAGACATAATGCTTGGAGGTCAATTTCCTTGGTTTTATAATCCATATATAACTGATGATGAAGATCAAAAAGATAAATACTATTTTACACACAATTTTTATGACAGTAAATTATATGTGAACAGTAATTACTTTAATCTACTTATAAAATTTTTAAATCAAATAGGTAGTAAAAGTATTATTAGAGTTAAAGGAAATTTATATTTGAATAAAGGTAAAAAAGAAATACATAGATTTCATAAAGATTTTTCTTATAAACATAAAGGATGTCTTTTATATATAAACGGTAATAATGGTTTAACTTATTTTAATAAAGAGGAGGTTAAACCTAAACCTAATAGATTAGTTTTTTTTGATCCTAGTAAAGATCATGCAAGTAGTCTACCTACAGATGATAACAGAAGAATAAATATTAATGTTAATTACTTTTAAAAATGATTAAAGAACATAAATTTAAAGATAAAACTTTTATAGGAGGATGGTATATCTCTGAAAAATTATGTGATGAAATAATAAAATATTATGAAGATAATGAACCTAATTGGAAAACAGGTGTTGTGCATCACAAAGGTAATACTTTACACATAAACAAAGAATCAAAAGATTCTACAGATTTACATGTTAGTCCTTATTGTGAAGATGAACCTATCATTACATATAGAGAACAACTTTCTAAAATGATAAAATTATATGAAAAAAAATATCCTATGCTTTCATGTTATGAGACTTATAATGTTTATGAGTGGTTTAATATTCAAAAATATAAAGCAAAGGGTGGTTTTAAACGATGGCATTGTGAAAGAAATTCTAAAAGTCTTTCATCAAGAGTTTTAGTTTTTGCAACTTATCTATATAATATAAAAAATGGTGGAACAGAATTTCAATATTTAAATACAACTGTGCCTTCAAAAAAAGGATTAACTGTTATATTTCCAACAGATTTTACACACACTCATAGAAGTGAAATATGTAATCAAGAAAAAATGTTACTTACAGGATGGTTAGGATTTAATAATGAGTTTTAAAAAAAATAAATATACAGTTATTAAAAATGCAATTAGTAAAGACTTAGCTACATTTCTTGCTAATTATTTTGTTATTAGAAAACAAGTTTATGATACTTGTATGAAAGCAAAATATATATCACCCTTTGAAAATGCTTTTGGTGGTTATGAAAAAGGTAATCAACAAGTACCACACACATACGCTCACTACAGCGATGTTGCCTTTGAAACATTGATGTTAAAAGTACAACCCATTATGGAGAAAGAAACTAAATTAAAATTAAACCCAGCATACACATATGCTAGAATTTATAAAAAAGGTGATGTTCTTAAAAGGCACAAAGATAGATTTAGTTGTGAAATATCTACTACTATAAATATAGGAGGAGATCCTTGGCCTATATATTTGGAACCATCTGGCGATGTAAATAAAAAAGGCATAAAAGTAGATTTAAATCCAGGGGATATGTTGGTGTATAGGGGATGTGATCTAGAACATTGGAGAGAAAAATTTAAAGGTGAAGAGTGTGTTCAAGCTTTTTTACATTATAATGATGTAAAAACAGAAGGGGCTAATAAAAATATATTTGATCAAAGACCTCATTTAGGTCTTCCATCTTGGTTTAGAGAATGATATAGCATTATAATGGAGGCAGTGTACCACCACATACCACGCTGTCTCCTTTATAATGCTACTCGTTGATATTAGCATAATGATATAATATAATAGGGGCCTTATGTTACAAAAAATAGGATTTCAACCAGGTATAAATAAACAAATCACACCTACAGGAGCAGAAGGTCAGTGGGTAGATTGTGATAATGTTAGATTTAGATATGGCACACCAGAAAAAATAGGTGGTTGGAATCAATTAGGAACATTAAATGAAAACGAATTGACTGGCGCAGGTCGAGGTCTACATCACTTTATTAATAGTTTATCTAGAAAATATGCAATCATAGGAACAAATAGAATATTGTATGCTTTTTCTGGTGGTGTGTTTTACGATATACATCCTATTCAATCTACAACAACTCTTACAAATGCATTTAGCACGACCAATGGATCACCAACTATAACTCTAACATATCCTAGTGCACACAATTTAGTTGTAGGTGATATACTTTTGATGGACAATTTTACAGCAATTACAAATTCAAATTTTAGTGCATCTAATTTTGACAACAGAAAATTTATGGTTGCTAGCACACCAACTAATATAACAGCAACAATTACGATGGATTCAAATGAAACTGGCTCTGGTGCTACAACATCAGGAGGTATCAGAATACAAAAATATTACACTGTTGGTCCAGCTGTGCAAGCAGAAGGATTTGGTTGGAGTTTAGGATCTTGGGGTGGTGAAGCAGCAGGAGCTGTTACAACAACTCTTAATGGAGCTTTAGGAGACAACGCATTTGGAACTGGAGGATCAGGAACCTCTATTACATTAACAAGCACAGCTAACTTTCCTGATTCTGGTACAAATTTTATTAAAGTAGGGACTGAAGAAATATCTTACACAGGTATTTCAGGAAATAATTTAACAGGAATTACGAGAGCGGTTAGAGGAACAACAAGGGCAGCTCATAGCGACGGTGCAACTGTTACAAATACGTCTGACTTTGTTGCGTGGGGAGAGGCTGCATCAGGAGACTTGGTTCTTGAACCAGGGATGTGGTCATTAGATAATTTTGGTGATAAAGCAATTTGTTTAATTCATGATGGTGCATGTTTTCAATGGGACTCAAGTTTGTCAAATGCAACAGAAACAAGAGCAACAATTATATCTGGTGCACCAACTGCATCAAGACATATGTTAGTATCTACACCGGATCGACACTTGGTATTTTTTGGAACTGAAACAACTATTGGTGATCCAACAACTCAAGATGATATGTTTGTAAGATTCTCAGATCAAGAAGATATAAATACATACACACCTACAGCGACCAATACAGCTGGTACACAAAGACTGGCCGATGGATCACAGATCAGAGGAGCAATCAGAGGTAGAGATGCGATTTATGTTTGGACTGACACAGCATTATTCACACAACGTTTTGTTGGCCAGCCATTTACATTTGCTTTCGCACAAGTTGGAACTAACTGTGGACTTGTTGGACAAAATGCTTGTGTTGAAGTTGATGGTTCTGCATATTGGATGTCAGAAAATGGTTTCTTTAGATACGCTGGTAAGTTGGAATCACTACCTTGTTTGGTAGAAGATTTTGTTTACAACAGTATAAATTTAGAATCAGGTAATCAGATGGTGTCAGCAGGTTTAAATAATTTGTTTGGTGAAGTTACTTGGTTTTATCCTGAGACAGGTTCTTCTGTAGTTAATAGAATGGTAACATATAATTATTTTGATTCATCACCACAAAGACCTGTATGGACAGTTGGTAGTTTAGCTAGAACAATGTGGAGAGATTCTGCTGTATTTGGTTTACCACATGCTTTAGAATATGATGCAAGCACAGATACATCTTTTGATGTTGTGGGAAACACAGAGGGCAGAACAAGTTACTATGAACATGAAACAGGAACTGATCAAAATAGAAATGGTACAATAACAGCTATCACAGCAAACGTATTATCAGGAGATTTTGATATTACACAACAAACAACACGAGGTGGTCAATCAACAGGTGTTGCAACGTTTAGAGGAGATGGTGAGTTTATAATGAAGATAAGAAGATTTATACCAGATTTTATATCACAGACTGGGACTACTAGAGTTACATTAAATTTAAGAAATTTTCCAAATGATACAGCTGCAAGTTCTTTACTTGGTCCATTTGATATTACAACATCTACTCAGAAAGTAGATACTAGAGCAAGAGCTAGAGCTATTGCATTGAAAGTAGAAAATACAACAACAAGTCAAAGTTGGAAGTTAGGAACTTTTAGACTAGACACACAACCAGACGGAAGAAGATAATGGCAAAGATAGTACAAGTATTGACTAGACCTTCACCTGAATATGATTTAGGAACAGCTGAAGCACAAGTAAGAGATCTTGATGCGGTTGTAGAAAAATTAAATACAACGTTTCAAGAAGAATTAAAAGATGAGGTAGAAGCACAAAACTTCTTTTTAAATTAATGGCAAATAGTTTTATAAATAA